ATGAAAGTTGTAGTTATCGGCGGCGGTTGGGCCGGATGTGCAGCAGCTATAAGCGCTAAAAAAGCTGGTGCTGATGTTAGTATATTTGAAAAGACAGATTTACTTTTAGGCTTGGGTAATGTTGGTGGGATAATGAGAAACAACGGAAGATTTACCGCAGCAGAGGAGCTTATAGCTCTAGGTGCTGGTGATTTAATAAATATAACAGATGAAAGCAGTAGACATAAAAACATAGATTTCCCTGGTCATAAACATGCATGGCTTTATGATGTAAATAAAATAGAACCTGCTGTGAAAAATCATATGAAAGACATGGGCATAGATATTCATCTTATCTCTAGAATAGTAGATGTAGAAAAAGAAGGAGATAAAATAAAAGGCATATATATTTCAGACGGAACCTATGTAGATGGTGATGTGTTTATAGAAACCACTGGTTCCACAGGACCTATGGGTAATTGTTTAAGATACGGTAATGGATGTTCTATGTGTATTTTAAGATGTCCTGCCTTTGGACCTAGAGTAAGCTTAACCTCTAGAGCTGGTATAGAGGATTTTCAAGGAGAAAGAGAAGATGATTTATTAGGAGCTTTTAGTGGTTCCTGTAAACTAGCTAAAGAAACTATGTCTGAAGAACTTATAAAAGAACTTGATGAAACTGGAGTATTAGTTTTAAAGGTTCCAAAAGAAGATATAAACTTAGATAAATTGAAAATGAAAGTTTGTCAGCAATATGCTCTAAAGGAATTTGCGGAAAATATTGTAATTTTAGACACTGGACATGCAAGGTAAACAAAACTGCAACATTCAAAAAGATTTTTAAAACAATTGAAAGTAATGAATCTGTAGCCTATTCTAGCCTGCCTGAAGACACCATAGCTGAAAAAATTTATAAATTAAGAATGATTAAAGGATGCACTCAACGTGAATTTGCTAAAATATGTTCAATTGGATATTCAAGTTTATGCAAATATGAATTAGGGTTTAATCCTAGTATTAAAAACTTAAATAAAATTAGTAGTAAATTTAATATTGATATAGGCTATTTTTTAAAGTAGGAAATTAATAAAATTTCCTACTTTTTATTTTTAGTTTTTATTATTAATATAACTCTTGTTTTTTTACCAGATTTAGCTTGTCTCTTTTTCATATGTATTCCCCCGGTAATCACTAATTTTACTTTACTACTAAATTATACCGCTAATGGTTCAAATATTCAAGAACATCTGTTCGAGTTAAATATTTTAAATGTTCCTTTAAAATTCTTATAATCTAGTATTTCCCTTTAATGCTATTATACAACAGAAAATATTCATGGTATGAATATCGCTCGTCTTTTTACCACATTTTTCTTATTTATTATTGTAATATTTTGTCGTAAAATTAAAACAAATAGGATATTTGGGCGAGGTGGTACATATGATAAAGATTTTTCGAGAACATAAAGGAATTAGACAAGAAGATTTAGCGAGCAGATTAGGTATAACACAACCTTATTTAAGTAAATTGGAAAATAACTCTATATATAAGATTAATGTTAATGTAGATCTTATAGAAAATTTAGCAATGGAACTTAATATTTGTCCAGTTGCTGTATTTTTGTATTTTCTTAATGTAAAGTTTTCATGTCCTTTTCATTTAAAAAAGACAGAATAAATGGAAATTAAATAAATCTTTCTTATCCTGCTATAAACTTGTTTTATAAATGTTTATAGGAGGTATTATTTTGTTTGGAGATAGATTGAAAGAATTAAGAGAAGAAAAAGAAATGACACAAGAAGAACTTGGTAAGCTTTTAAATGTTTCTAGACAAACCATATCTGGATATGAAGCTGGCGCTATAGAACCAAGTATAAGTAATTTAATTAAACTAGCAAATATATTTAATATTAGCTTAGATTATTTACTGGGTAGAACAAAAGAAAGATATAATTTAAATCTAAAAGATAAAAAGAACAAGGAATTATTATTAGATCTAATAAAAGTAATAGAAAATCATAAAAAATAAGCCTTGGTATTATCCAAGACTTATTTTTGATTTTCTATAACATTGCCACTAATTTGTGGAGCCCCTGTTTCGCTTTTATTTTCATTTAGCTTGCCATAAACTTTTACTTTGTCTCCTTCTTTTACTTCTGCCTTTCCAAAGTTTTCAACATCATACATACCATATCCTTCACCCTCTTTTGTTTTTACGGTAAACTTAGGTAATACTGAGTTAGTATTATCAATAAAGCTTACTTCTCCTTCTATATAATATGATTTCCCTTTTAATTCTTTTTCATGTCCATTAATTTTTACAAAGTCAGCCTTTACAGCAGAATTTTTTATTTCTTTATTTAATTCTTCTTGACCTTTTTCTTTCGCAGATTCTTTTTTAGCTTGTTCTTGTTTTGGTTTATCATTATTTTTGTTTTCTTCATTGCTTTGTGTAGACCCACAAGCAACTAATCCTAAGGCTAAAATTCCTGCTATTAATATAGATATTAGTTTTTTCATGTACTAATCCCCCTCTATTAAGTAATATAGTTTAATTATAACAAAAATGTAATATTTGTAAATAAATTATCAAATTTTAACTAGCTAGATTAAAATTATTATACCTGGATATAGTAAGAACTCTAAAGATTAGCCCTCTAGAGTTCTTATTTATGTGCAATATATTTCTTATTTTTCAGGCACTAATTTTACACTTTTTAATCCCGCTACATTTATTATATCTCCATCTTCTAAATTTATAATTACTTCTTTAACTCCTATATCTCCGCCTAATATCTCATTCGTCTTTGCTCCTCCAGACTTTCCGTATATTACAAAATTCCCTTGGCCGCTTTCAACAATCGCTTTATATCTTCCTTCTGTTATATCTTGTCCACAAATCCAATAACCAGAATAAATACTTGTTTCTTTATAAGGTACTAAGCTTCTTTTTATTGGTTTCATATTAACGCTCATACTTGAAATTTTTATTTTATTGCCTTGTGTTAATATTATTCTATACTTATCAATTCCTAAATCATTTCCACCTATTTCATTAGTTAATAATGAACCATCTGCTGAATATATATTAAAATTGCCTGAACCATTAAAAGTAACATCATAAGCCCCTGCATCTATATGAGTACCAACAGTATGTTCACCTGCTGATAATTCTTTAGTATTTTTATTTACAAAATCATTCCATTTTTTAGCTTCGGCTGCCTTTTCTTCTTCAGCCTTCTTTTTTTCTTTATCTTCCCATTTTTTAACTTGAATAGCCTGCTCTTTTAACAATCTTTCATAGTCACTTTTAATACTTTCCTTTTCTTTAGAAGGCATTTTTTCGTACTTTTTTTGTATTTTATCAAATTGTTCTATTTGGCCAGGTTCAAAATCTTCATAATGCTTTTTCAATAATTCTTTATCTTTTGAACTTAGAATACTTTTATTTTCTGTAGCAACCTTATTATTGGTTTTTACATCTTTCTTAGTATTAGACTTGGTAGGAAATGCAATAAACGCTACTATTGATAAAATAATAGATCCTATCAATATTTTTTTATTTCTTTTATTATCTTGCTTTTTAATAGTATTTTTAATAATTAATATAATTGAAACAATTGCTCCAATACATCCAATCAAAAATAAAATAATCGTAAACGTCTCCATAAAACACACTCCTTAAATTTTTTGTGACTGAAATATATTCTATGCTGATTATATAATACATTTACATAAAGTTCAAATATTGTACATAGTTCTCAAAAATATTAAGTTTTTCATGCACCTCTCATATATACCTGTCACGTATAACTCTATAATAGGTACAAAATAAAGCTTAGACATTAGTATCTAAGCTATTCCATGCTTACAGTACAATAAGTAATATTTTTTGTAATTAGTGATTCCCTTTTGAAAATTAGTAATTAGTTAAATAATGTGTTTATATTATTTATGCACATAGTAGTATATAGAATATTAAAAGGTAAATTATTATTAGAAGAAGAGATAAAAGGTCTAACAATTAAAACTGTTGGGAAAATATCTGTATCTAAATCTTTATACTTTTCTTGAAAATAATTAGAGTTATAAATATCTAACAACTTTTTATTAGATGTAAAATGTGTATAATCAACTTCTATTAATATAGGGTAGAAATACCCATCTCTTATGCACTCTATAAGTCCATCTGCTCTATATTCTTTATTCTTACACTTTATTGTATATTCTTTTTTAAAACACTTTATTTCTGCCCCTAGATTTATTATTTCTGCATATATATCTAATACTTTTAAATCATGTATAGATAATTTTTTATCTAAATAGTATACGGCTTCACTTCGCATATCCTTTCTATATCTTTTTATATATTTGCTATTATAAAGAGTTCTAAGCCTTTTTCTAGCTTGATAATAATTTTGCTTACATTTATTAAAAAATATCTTACTGCATTGGTTAATTGTAATACTTCCATACTGCTCTATAAATTTTAAAATATCTTTATCTCTATTTGTTAGATACATATTTTTACCCTGCTTTTGCATTTCTTATTTTTAGGTTTTGCTTCTGTTAATGACTTAGTTTCTTTTAAAGATTCTTTTTTATAATTATAATAATTTTTGTGGTCCATATCTATATGAGGTTCTAAAATATCTTTTATCATTTTGTTATCTATATAAAGCGTTTTTATTAAATATTCCTCATCCGAATTAACTATAGCTTCTCTCTTAGGTTTTAAATTAAATGCTTTCTCGGAATCTGTAACTACTAAAGAACTGGCAATATTAGATTGTTTAAAGCTAACTTTACAATTAAACTGTGCTTTTAGGCGTGGTGGCAAACTCTCCTTGTCTGGTCTTTGCAAACTTGCCAATACATATATTCCAGTACATCTGCTCTGCTGTATTAACTTTACAAGTAGATCCAAACATTTAGTTTTTAATTCTGTATCTTCTTTATTATCTAAACTATCTGGCATATAAGAAGTAAATTCATCCATAGCCAAATAAATTACACGCATCTTTCTTTTAGGAAATGCTTTATTCCATTCGTATATATCATCTACATATCTACTTTTAATACTATTAAACATAGATATTCTCTTCTCCATAGTATGATAAAGATATTGAAACATTTTATAAGCTTCTTCTAATGTTGAAGCATATCCTCTACATTGTTTTATGTCTTTAAACTTTCTTAAATCTTTCTTTGCAGATACCTGCGCTAAAAATAATTCTATATCTCTAGCACTATTGAATTGTATAAGGTTAACTAGAGCTGTTACCATACATAAAGTTTTACCGCTGCTATTTATTCCTGAAAATAAAACATGTGGTAAGTCTCGAATATTTAATATAACATCCTGAAGTGTATAAGTTTTTCCTATAAATAATTCATAAGGTTTAACTTTAATTGGAGTATATTTATAACTATCTGTTAGCTTTTCTTTTATAACATATATAGTTGCCGTTTTAAGATTTTCGTTTTGTTGTATTTCTACATAACTCCCTAAGCTACTTTCTAATAGATCCTTTGCATTTTCTAGCTTTTCAAAACCCACTCCATATAAACTAATTATAACTTTGTATCCATTCTCTGTGTTTTTTATATCCATTACTTTATAATCTAAATTATTATTTTCTAATGTATCTTTTATAATTTTTTTAACTTTCCTTTTAGTACTAATTACATAATTATATCCATAAACTAATCCTCCTGCTAATGCAAACTCTGTAATCACTTTCTTTTCACCCTTTCTTTAAATGTTCCACAATAAAGAAAAGTTCCTATTAATCCACCAAAGCTTATTAAAAAGAATTGGTAGTAATTTAAACTTAAAACAGTTTTTAAAATAGTCTTATCTAACCAAAATAGATCCATATAAGCCTCCGAATAAATTATTAATAGTTTGGTTAAACTATGTAACAAGGATAGAGAAAGAGAATAAAAAATAAATATGGTTGTTTATTTGTATATATTCTCAATCTCATTTTCAAAATAAGTTTGGTTACTTATTTTATTACTTTCAAATAAGGTTTTGAAGTAGGTTGCATGTTATATACTGTACTAGCAACCGCATAAGGTGTAATATAATCCTTTAAGGCTTCCATATCTTTCTCGCAGATATGGTGGCTTTTTAATTTTGTATAAATTTCATGTGCATCATTTTCGAATTTGCATTTTCCATACTTTTTTAACTCTCCAACAAGTGCTTTATTTAGCATACTTTTAAATTTTAAAATCTCCTTTCTTGTAAGCATTTTATTTTGTAAAGCTATCCTAAAACAATTTCTAGTTTCTAAATAAAGTGGATATACTTTTTGTTTGTAAAATATCTGTTCTACTGTTATCTTCTTACCTTTTTTAGGTTTAAATATAGTACAGAATATAAACCAACTAAAACTTACTATTGTTGGAATACTAAAAATAATTGTTAGAGATAATACAAAATTAGGATTTAAACCTACCTCCTTCGCAATAAAACTTATGCCTAGAATAATAAATGCACAAAATCCTATAGCAAATAAAATTGCTATTAAATCTGTTAGTTTTTTCATTTAAAAAAACATCCTTTCTTTTGTTATTCATATAACTTTTTTCTTTAGTTATATGTACCAGAAAGGGTATTCTTATTCCCTTTCCTGCAAATGCATAACATAATGTTCTATTGCATCTTTTATAAAATCACTTTTTTCTTCTAGGCTTTTCACATAAGTATATAATTTTAAATCTCTAGTTGTTTGTTTAAAACTTACGCCAATTCGTAACAATATTTACATCCTCCTTATGCTTACTTTACTTCTACTATATGCAAGCATTACATAAATATTGCCTGTCCACTTAAAATAATTAACTACTTAGTTAATTATAGAAATAAAAAAAGAAGTGTTAGCTTTCTTCCACTTCAATTATATCTTCTATTTTTTTATTTATTTTTTTAGAAATATTATATAAAATTTCCACACTTGGCTGAGATACATTTTTTTCATATCGATTATATTGGTATGGGCTTATTCCTAAGAATTCAGCAAAATCTTTTTGAAATTTATAACCCATTTCTAGTCTAATATCTAATAATTTATTTTTTATACTCACATATACCACCCCATTCCAGTATATGTGAGTATTCTAGGAATGGGGTTAAAATTCCTCTTGTTTTTATTTTAATTCTGCTAATTTAATTATTTTGTTTGTATTTGGTTGTCGCAAATAAATAAATTTTTCTTCTTCGTGGACATCATATATAGATATCCAAAGGGGTCTGTTTTGATCTAAGCAATACATATATTCTCCATTGCTAGGGCAATTATCTTCTGCAGGTTGAATTGCTTTAGCAACTCCTATAAATCTTGTAGATGCCCCTATTAGTAAGCTTGTTAATAAACTTATAACCACCTTTTTCATTTTTAATCCATCCCCTTATTCTTGTTTTAACGATTCTTCTCTTTCTTTTAATAAGTCCCTAAATTCTTCTATGTCTTCTAATGAAGCTTTATTTCTTATAAAACTTCTAGCACTGCTCCGACTTTTTAAATAACTTGCATACTCTCTATTTTTCTTTTCCCAATTCTGATTAGCTATTGTCTGTTTAGATTTTCCCATTTGAAAACCTCCTACATAACTATTTTAAATATCAAGCATACTAATAGAGCTATAGTAATTAATTTAATGGTTATCTTTAGTATTAATTTAAATAATACTTTTAAATCTTTACTCATATCATTCAAGGTGGTATTATAAGAGTAAGGGAGGAGTGTTCCTCCCCTGTGTTCATAACAAATCATATAATTGTTTCAGTAGCATTATTATGATTGTTATTTTTACCAGTAGCTTGATAACTATTCCCAGTAGTTTATCAAGCTTTTTCAATTTTCTTATCCATTTGACCACCTTTTTTCCTCACCTCCTTACAATTATAATTATACTACACGTAGTATAAGAAGTCAATGCTTTTATTGAAATATTTATATTATTTATAATAATTTTTCCAATAAAAAAAGATACTTCCATTACAGAAGTACCCTTTAACATATTTTAGGTAAATGTAAAAGCTTTGATTAAAGTATCTATATCTTGGATATAATAAAAATGACTAAAACATAGCACCAATATAAAAATTCCACAACAAAAGAACCCCATTTATTGGGGTTCTTTTTTATATTATGAAGGAGGTCTATAATTAACCTATTGGGAAGCCGTTATATTTAATATTCTATAAATGTTAAAAAATTCCTCTAAATAAAAAAATAAAAGGTACTCCCATAATAGAAGCACCTTTAAAAATTTACATATTATATATTTCCGATTGATTAATTTTTCTACACCTGGATATAATAGAAATAATCCAATACTACACTAACCTATATAAAAATCCACAACAAAAGAACCCTATTTATTAGGGTTCTTTTGTTTAAATACAAAGTTTTATGTTTAACTTATACTTAAATCTAGCTAATCTCTTCATCTATATTTTTATTTTCTATAACTTTGGAAATTTCTATTTTTTTATCTAATTCTACTAAGAAACCTTGTATAATTTCATCTATATTACATAAATTAAGAAAATAAAAAATATTTCTATATATATTTTCATTCTTTACATCTATACCCATGCATAATTGTGGATAACTGCCATAACAAAACTTGTCAAATATGATAACCATATAATCTTTCCATTTACGATCATTGGTACCTATACAATGATTATCTTGATTTATGCTTTTAATTAATGATGATTTATATGTTATTGCAGCCTTTATCATTCCTTCGGTACATTTTAGTATTTTTAAATCATCATCACATTTTTTTCCTTCTGAAAATATTGCTACTTTTTTATACGTGTTTAAAGATGTAAGATATCTAAAATGAACTCTTACATCTTGAGGATTGAAAAAGCACTCTGATACATTTTTACATATATCATCAATAAAATAATTTAATGATATTTCCTTCATTTCTATGCTAGTATCTTTAGTTTCTATATAATTTTTTATTGCAACCTCAGTTCTTCTTGCCATAATATCATTGAATTGTAATAATTTGTAGGTATTTAATGGTATTTCACTTATAAATGATTTATCTAGTGGAATATTATTATTATATGGAAGTTCTAAGTAAACTCCTTCTTCTATAGCTCTATTTAATGATTTTTCTTTCTGTTTATATATACTTGCTTGCCTCTTATAGTGTTCTATCTGTTCATTTAATTCATTTATTTTTTCTTGATATTCTTTACTATTAATTTCTTTTTGTGCTTTTAGTGATGTTAATTCTTGATAACTCTTCTTGAGACTTTCATCTCCAAATAAAAAATTTATAATATTTAAATTTACTGGTACATCTTTTTTAAATTTTAAGTAAACTATAAAAATTGAAATTAATATAACAATAGTTATACTCATTGTCATAATCCAACCAACCGTATAACTTATTATATTACCTGAAGTTACAAAACTTCCTGAATCTTTCATAACCTTATATATAACAAAAAACAAAGCAAAAGGTCCAGTGGTGGTGCTTACTACTGCCCATGCTTTATTAAATGAAAAATATAAAATACAAAATGTAATTCCCGATATAATTCCTATCCCTACTCCTATAATATGAAATTCATTCAATTACTCATCCCCCAGTTTTACTCAAGCCAAGCATTATGAAAATTGACTATAATATCTTTTTATTGATTCATTACAAATAACCTTTTCTGATCTTGCAGATGCAGGTAAATCACCCCTAGTAGCTTTCCAAGGCTCTTCTTGGTGAGTCATACGTTCTAAAATTTTCGCAGTATACTGTCCATAATTATCCCAAATCATATTTAAAACATATCTTTCCTTTTCATCAAACAGATTTAAATTAAAAGTATTCATAAGCTCCTCAATTGGCTCTGCACATTTATGAGAATACCTTCTATATAAATCAACATTAACAGGCCCATGTACCCACGCTTGGAATTCCCCATTAAATAATTCTTTATTATTCCAGACTAAACTCCAAGCTTGAGCATAAAAACATAACTTTTGTAATTTTAAATGGGTTAATCTTTCATTGCAAATACATTCATTATCATTAACTGAACGATATATGAAATAATTTGCAACATCAAATATATTTATCATCTTTTCATCCCCCATAACCTTATAAAAAAGCTCTATAATTTTACCCATATCTCATACCTCACATTTTACAATATACAATATTGAAATTTATTGGTACAAGCTATATCTTTTTCTATATAATACCATAAGCCAACTTAAATTTCAATATTCTACAATACTCTTGATTTATAATTAACCTTACTCACCTTAATTAATTCTATTTGTAAATTTTAACCAATATTCATAATATTAAACAAATAAAAAAAGGTACTCCCATAAAAGAGAGTACCTTTAAATTATTTAATATAATCTAAAACAGCTTTTAAAGTATCATATCTATCATTTCCAGATATGATTTTTGAAAGTTTAATACCTTTATAATTTGAAGCATTGCCACCTACAGCTATAATTGTTTCTACACAACTATAATCAAAATTCCTTGTAGCTAATAATGTAGGACAGTTTAATTTATCCGCTACATACTCTGCACCTCTTTGATCTAATGGATAATAATATACTACTAATGTTTTCACTTTCTTCTCCTCCCTTTTTGGTTGAGTTGGTTTAATACCTAATTTTTTATTATATTCTTGTTTTAATCTATCCCATGTATTAGCTCCTACAATTCCATCTACAGCAAGGTTGCAATCCTTCTGGAAAGCTTTTATAGCTGTAATAGTTCCATTACCTATAATTCCATCTATACCACTATTACCTATAGGGTAGCCTATCGTAACAAGCATCTTTTGTATTTGCATTTCTTTTGTTTCTACTGAATTTGTAGTTTTGCCTATGAATATTCCATCTGTGAAATTATTCATATCTACACGAGTACTAACACCATTTATACGACCATCCTCCGTATATTGATGCCCTACAACGCTAAAACCTGTTGTCATTGGTGTATTTACTCCATAATGAGCTATCCACCCTGGATATTTTTTAACTCTACTATCTAAGTTATCCCTACCAAAGTAACCTCCTGTATATATTAAACAATTATAGCCACTTAAAGCCTTGAATTTAGTTAAGAATTGTATACATCTATCTGATATTTGCTTTTGACTTCTACCCATATTATTTGTTTCTATATCCAATGTTGGAATTATGTTAAATTTTTTATCTTTTATAGAATTCCAAAAATCTATAGCCTGTTGTGATGGATCTGTTTTTTCTGACATGAAATGATAAAATCCTATATTTAATCCTGCTGCTTTAGCACCATTATAATGTTGTCCTAATAGTGGATCTATATATTGCACTCCTTCTGTAGCTTTTATAATTACTATGTTACAGCCACTAGACTTTACAGCACCAAAATTAATGTTACCATTATGCATACTTATGTCTATTCCTTTAGCCATCTTATAACCTCCTTAAAATTAAAAAGAACAGGCATTAATCCTGCTCTTTAATTTCTTTTTTATTTCCTTCCCTAAGTTGTATTAACATATCTTTAAGCTTATCTGGAACTGGTACACCTGCCTTAGTTGCATTTTCTAATATACTTATACCTTCCATACTTGCATAGAAAAATATAACCATACTTCTAATTATTCCATTTGCTCCAGTAACATTATCTACAGATACCCCAACACTAACAATTATAAGTATTATTATTTTTTTAGCTAATCCCTTGAATCCTGCACTGGAGCTTAAACTCTTGTCCTTACCTGCACAAATTAATCCTGTAATATAATCTAGGACCATAAGTAGTAACAATGTCTTTAATGCCATATCTAATCCTCCAAAGAAATAATTTGCACAAGCTCCCACTCCTGCTATAATTGTACTCAATATTTTATCCCATTTCATTTTTTAACCTTCCTTCTTAATAAAAATAGGCAAAATAAAAACACCTATTCGGTGCCTACTTTACCTTTATAGTTTTTACTCGTTTCACACTAATTAGAATTCCAATAACATTTATTATATATGGCATATCAATTATGATTGAATTTAAATAAAATTTACCATTATAGTCAATAACCCCTATATTATGATATAATTTTTAATGATAGGAGGTGATATTATGTCAAATCATTGGAAAAAAAGTTTTCGCAAAGTCCCTCGTGAAATAGTTACTAAGCTGGAATCTCTAAAATCAGATGATGTTGTTGTTGCTTGTGTAAAAAAAATACCATTAACTGATATTCAAACAGGTATCTATAAACATTTAAATATAACTATAAACGATGGAAATATTTCTTATGATAAAATAATTGTACCTGATCCTAAAACTGGTAGATATTCTCGATATAATCTTCATGGCAAAGTAATTCCATTAAAAAATCTCCCAAAGGTGAACAAATATTATTCTGTAGATGTTCCTAATTTTGGTGATTGGTCTAAAGGTTCACATGAAATTACATGGAATAAAAAAATATATCAAAAAAAATATATGCTTCCAAGAGAAATTTACTTAAATGTTGAACTCCTTAGTTATGATCAAGCTAACTACATTTTTAAATTTTCATTAGATACTATATTAATTAAGGATCAGGTTGATTTAATGGATGAATTGCTTTTTCATTGTTGTTTACTTCAAGAAAATACAGGTCTATGTGACATATTTGAAGCAAACGCTAAAAATGAGGACTACATCAAAACACTATATGTTGGTTGGGAATTGCTTCCTCCAGGGATAAAATATTCTGAAGTTCTTAGTAAAATTTTTAAAAAATCTAAAAGTCTTTCTCCAGAATCAGAAGCTATAATTAAAGAACGACTCCAATTTTTCAAAACATTGAAAATCAAAAATTCAATCTTAGGTGAAAGTAAATTTAATCGTTACTTTGGAGCTATATTTGATAATGGTTATGTTTTACTCGAAAATGTTAAATACGGAAATGCTATTTATATATTTAAAGATAATTGGCAAGAATTAAGCAAACTTAGCCGAATTGAACTTCAACGTATAAATAGCAAAGATGTCATAAGAATTCCTCACTCAACAAACTGGAAAAATAATGTTAAACAAGCCTTAAAAGGAGCATCTTAATAGGTGCTCCCTTCTTTCATTTTTAAAACTATATCTCTACAATATTCTAGTCCTTGCTTAAAACCTTTATTCTTATCCTCACTCCAATAATCATTATTTTTATTTTTATAAAATTCAATTTCATTTTGTAAAATTTTTAAAATTATATTTAACATATTATCACCTTTTCTGTATTATTTAGTTGTTTCGTCTTATTATATCTATTGTGTAACAAAATCTTTATTACAAATTGTTTTAAATTCTTCTGGTGTTATTTCTCCAAAAGGATTCTCTATACATTTTACCGCCTGTCTTAATAATTCCACCCCTATTGCTCCCATATCAAATGCCATTTTCCAAAAACTCATTATTGATTACCACCTTTCTTTAAATTCATAACTTCTACCTTTAAATTAGCAACTTCTTTAGTTAGATTTACAGCTAAAGCATCTTTCTTCATATTATTAATTTTTTCTTGTGCTAAATTTTCTGTGAGAGTTTTAATTTTTTCTTCTAAAGTTTCCTCTTTAGATTTTGGAATATCTTCATATTCATAAAATATTTTTCCTTCTATTGGATTCCAGTACATAGTTGCTTGCTTACCTTCTATTTGTTTTGGTTCTATAATACTTTCTAAGAGTATCCCTTCTTGTTCTAATTCTTCTTTTGTCTTTCCTAATCCATGCTTTTCATCAAAAGGCATGTAATGTATGTAACCTATCGAATATTTTTCATTTGTAATTTTTGTTAATCTTGATAAAAATATCATATTAAATACCTCCTAGTAGAGTATTCACAAATGTGAATAAAATATTTGAATTGTAAAATGTATCTATAGTAAAATCTCCTGAATATTTTTCCTTTAATTGTAGAATTTGCGGTGTTGCACTAGATGATCCCGGTACATATGAAATATATAAAATATTATCCTTAATTAATGTAGTTGCAGAATATTGAAAATAAGAAATATAATTATTGTCCGTTATTTCTTTGACAAAAGACAGGTCATAATTATATATTAGAATCCTATAAGTACCTGTTGTTTGTAATATATATATATAACTATTTGTCATTATTATTTTAGGATAACTATCAGGCTCTCTTAAATCCTTTTTTAAAATTATTTGTTTCGTTTCTATATTATAGATATAAATAGTAGTTTTTTGTGTATAGTAGGTGTAATAAACATGTAAAATATAATCCTTATTAATACATACTGATTGACCACTTGAAATAGATATTTTATAATCTTCTATTAAGTGACCTTCTTTACTGTATTTATATAAAACAGCGTGGTCATATAAGTATTTAAGCACATATAAATAATCACCTTTTACAACTATATTGACGATATCGGTATCATTGACAATATCTAAATATTTAGCACCTGTTTCAATTAGACTTATTTTGCTTGCCAGCGTACTAAAACTATCGCTACCACTGGCACTTACACCTTTGCCAGTAACAGCAGTAGCTATTTTTTGTTTTCCATCACTGGCATACTGAAAAAGTTGTTTAGTTTGCTCTGTTAAAGATTTTCCCTTTAATTCTGTTGGTAATGCATTATCATTTATATTTCCAATTTCCTTCGTAATATCAGCCAATTGTGTCTCAATTGTTTGTCCATTTTCTGTAGTTATATCTGCTGCTTTAAGTTCTATATCTCCAGTTTTCTTATTTACAGACTTAACAGGGATATCAATATTTTCAACATCCTTCTTCAATTGTTCTACATCTTTAGTTAATTTAGCTGCTATATTTCCATCCAGCTTATCTTTTAAGGTTTCAAACCAATTGTTAAAATCTTTCTCCCATATTCCTGTATTCTCAAACCATTCATTCCATTGTTTTAGAAAATCTTCTGTACTTTCTTTATACCATTTATCAAAGGTTTCTTTCTTGTCTTTGGTCCACATAGCAATGTCTTTATCATAAGCTTCTTTAGTTTTGGAATACCAATCTTGGAACTGATTAAATATTGCTGTGGTGTCTACTTGATCCACTACACCATGAACTATACCGCAAACATTTGAATTTAATCTCAAATCTGTTATATTGCTTTGAATAATACTTATAACTCCTGCTCTTACATATATATCTGCAATTCCTAGTTCATACATATCTGCATCCCTTTGTAAGCTTGGTGCCACTGGACTACTTGCAAAAGTACCCTTTTTAATAAATAGATTAACTTTTCTTGTGTTAAAATCTAACCTTAGAACAACCCTGTCTATTCTATTTAATAAGCTATCCGCAACATCTATCTTTAATATAAAATCTCCTGTATTTTGATAGTAATATCCATTTATCCATCCTTTACCTGCTTGTACAGTTACAGACATATTATTATTATCTATTACTTGTAATCCTGTGGCTGGATTAGGGAACACACCATTTCCAATAAAGCTTGCAAAGTAAGATGCAAAATCTTCTGCCTTATATTTTCTATCCCCATTTATACTATTAAATACAAAACTTTTTTCCATTTATCTCACCATCCTTTTTATAGTAGTTAGTAATGTAGGAATACTACTACCAAAAGTAATTTTTAACTTTAACCCTTCCTTTCCATATTGCTCTTGTATCTCTGTAATTTGACTATCCATAGTAACTTTTAATTTTCTATCTTGTATGGTAACTATATCTCCGAGATCATAATCTTTTTCATAATAAAAATTTCTATTTGGATTTACTCCTAATTCAAAAGTTTTTAGCTCTTTAAGTTCATGTAATTTACTTTTACCTGTTTGATTTATTTCTTCTATATCATCAGAATTGCAATCTATAAAAGTTTCTATTCTTTCAAATCCTGTGGCTTCACCTATCTGTAACACAATTTTATCTTTATCTTCTCTAGTCCCTGTATAAGCTACATTAGAACTATTTATTATACTTTCTATATAATGTCTTGTAAAAATATTATTAAAATCGCTCCTGAAAATAACCGGAGGATTTATGTTTTGATTAACTGTTAAATTTCTCCCTTGTATTACATCAAATATAAAACTTTTGTTCTTATGATTCATACTAATATTCCATCCAAGTTTGCTATATTCACCTATAGTTTGTAGTTTAGAAGCTAAATTTTCATAGCTGCTACGCCATCTATCAGTAGAGCCCCTATTTTTATCATCTGCAAGTATTAAATTATCAATTTTTCTTTTAGAATCTATTGGGTTAATACAATTTTTATTTATGAAATACTTCATTATGGTCTCTTGACTACCTTCACAACTATCAAAATCCATATCTACTGGTGGAACTATTCGTCTTCTTTTAGCTAATCCTTGTAATGTTATTCCTTTTATTAGAAGTGTATCAGTATCTTCTATTCCATTCTGATAATCAAATTCTCTATGAAGTATTATGCATACTTTGTTATAATCTTTTTCCAATAATATAAGATTATTTTTTATCAGCTTATCTACATGAGGTTTATTTGCACTAACCTTTAATTCAAATTCACCATAACTATAAAATCGCCTAGTAATGGTAAAACTCTCGTAAGAATCTATAATACCTAATAAATTTATATCTTTATCCAATATTCTAATAAATTTAATAATCTACACCCCCAAATACAAAGGATTATGATAAACTACTAGTTCTAAGTTATCAATTCCCTTTTCAGCGTCATACCTAAAAATATTATCCCCTACTTGTAACTGTAGAAAATCGCTCTCTAAGTCAAGCCAGTTGAGCACATTTTCTCTAGTATTATTGCTTTTAAGTAATTCAATACGTGTATTATCAATCTCTGTGACAACTTCTAAAACATCTCCAGCACTTAATGTCTTATTTATCTTTATATATTCCCTAGTATTAATATTAAAAAAGCTAGGATTTACTACAGTAGCAAGTGCTTTAAATTGTATTCTCATACCACATTCAACATCACCAATATTTTTTATATTACAAATAAGATTACTAACCCTGTGCCCCATCTCTATTCCTTCTGGTGGAATTTCTAAAGGGAATTCAAAATCACCCTGCCATAAGGCTATATCTGTCCTATGCTCACATAATTCTTTCCAATACGGATTAGGACAAAGCACCTGTACTAAAAATTCTTGTGTAACTCCCACAACATCCTTAAATGTTATATCTTGTACTCTTCCAAATATCTTTCTAGTTTTAGCATCATCTTTATAGGTTATAGAAAATTTATCTTTTGGATTAAAAAAAGAGCTTAAAAAAGCCCTTTTCCTATGCAAATCTTCTTTACTTTCTCCAAATATTCCACCTACTATAGGTAATAATTTTTCCTTTATTGTCACAGCATCTATACTTATTCCATCTTGGCCAGCTCCAGTAGAGCTATATATATTAGAACTATTATTTGCAATATTTCCTATACTTCTAAATATAAAAGGTTTGGAGCTACTTAATATAAGCTCTTTGCCATTATCACTATTTAATTTTAATTTCTGCATGAGTGTAGCCCCTCCTTAAATAGTAAATGCTAATTTATTTATTGTGCTTTCTATATCTCTACTAGCACTAGAGCCTTGTACATTAACATTAAAATTATTGGTTTTATTAGCATTATTGGTTACATTATTATTAGTAATACTTCTGGCTGTACTTTGCGCTTGTAATGCATTATCTCTAGCGCTAGCTATTTCTTTATTTATAGAAGAAATCATATCTTTTATTTCTCGTACTTTGGGTTTAAAACCTTCTACAAGCTGCTCTCCTAGTGTATTTCCTGCCATTAAGTATTCTTTACTATAACTATGTAGTAAATCTATAATATCCTTTTGGCTTTTATCCATAATCATTTTTTCAGATTCAGCTTGTAAACTAGCTTCTTTAGTTTTTTCATCATAAAATTTCTTTAACTCTGCTAATCTGTTTTCATTTAAAATCTTTTCAGCGTTAAAAATATCTGTTATATTTTGAACTTCATTTTTCTTTTTCTCTTCTAATGTATCTTTTTGATTTTTTAATGCTTCTTTCTTATCCTCTAAAGCTTGTTTTTCTAATCTATCATTCCTATCACTTATAGCCTTTTCTAACTCTTTTTCTAATTGTTCTTTGTTAAATTCATCATGTTCATATTCAATAGCAAGTTTCAATTTATTTATTTTATCTAAATCTTCATTATCTTTCTCTTGTCTTTCCTTTTCTTTTTCAGCTTCATCTAAAGCTTTTAGTTCATCATCAATGGCTTTTATTTTAGCATCATAAACAGAATTTATCCTATTTATACTTTCATCTTTCCATTTTTCTAAATTTTTAATTTCAGTATTTATAGATTCTTCCTGTAATTTTAATTCATCTGTGTATCGTTCCTTTAAGGCATCCATAATAGTTTTTTGAAATTTATTTATATCATCAGCTATTTTTTTACTAGCTTCACTGACTGCATTAGCCATATTTTCTAATTCTACTCTAGCTTTTTCAAACTCTTCCCGAGCTTTTATTGTTTCATCCGCAGTTACTCCAAAAATATATGCAAGATCTTCATATCTTTTTCTTAAATCTTCTACTTTTTTAGATTGCACAACTACAATAGCCTCTTGATTTTCTAGATCTTGTATTAAGTCACCTGTTTTTATACTTAGAGTTTTAATTGCAGTATCATAAGTAATCATTAAATCTTTAAATACGTTCTCTTGAACCTTTAATGACTTTTTAACATCTTTTTCTCTTTTATCTAATAAATTCAAACCATCTTTGTAGTATTCTTCTAAAGCCCTCTTTGATCTTTCTAAACTACTTATTTGAGCATTTTGATTAGCTTTAGTTGTATTTAACACTTGCTTTTGATATTGTCTTAAACTAGCTATTTGATTAGCATAATTAGTTTTAGCCTTCTTATCTTTAGTATTCCTTTGTAATTTCTGATAATATGCTATCTGTGAATCTATTCGTGACTTTTCTGTTTGCAACTCTATAGAATTTTCATTCTTAAGAATCCTTAATCTATTTTCTACACTTTTAACCCTATTCTCATAGTCTTCCTTTAAATATTCTTTTGACTTTTCAACCTCTTCTTTATTAAGTTTATTTATAAATTCTAAATACTTCTGATACTCTGCTTTATTATTAGCACCCCAATTTAATTGCCTTGCTAATCTATCTTTCATTTCTCTATCATTAGTATTAGTTTTCACTTTTACATCTGATAGTTTACCTTCTGTTATGTCTTTAATAGTTTGAGCTGCTAATGTAGCTGCCTTTTCTACTTTGTCTAAATCTTCTAATATACCTAAGGCCAATCCTTGGCTAGTGTATTTACCTAACTCCATCATAACTCTAGAAGGTGAATGAATATCTAAAGCTGTTTTAACTCTTTCTTCTGCTGCTCTTGCAGCCTCACTAGCAGCCTCTTTTACATCATTTATTTTATTTCTAATTCCGTTTTTTAGTCCTTCCATTATGTCATGGCCAATATTTTTCATCTTTCCTGGAATATCTGTAAAAGCATTTTTAATACTTTCTCCAATATCTGTAGCACTTTGTTTCACACTTGCCATTTTTTCATTTATTCCTTGTCTCATACTTTCAAACATAGTATGAGCCTTTTCTCTAAGCCTACTTGGAAGAGTATTAAACCACTCTACTATTTCATCCCATTTGGTAGATACAGTGCTTTTTATTTCTGCACATTTATCACCCACCTCTTTTTTCTTTTGTTCAAAAGCAGTAACTACAGCATTTTTCATTTCTTGTGCTTTTGTGGAAACTGTTTCCTTTGTCTTTTCCCATGTGCTCTTTATATGTCCATCTGAAGTATCAACATCTTTTATAACAGTCGAATTCATTTCTTTTACTTTAGTAACTACACCTTGCTTTAATTCACCTGCTTTTTTTACGCTCCCGTCTCTTTGTTTTTCTGCTTCTTTAATCATTCTGTCTGCTTGTTCAGCTGTTATAGTACCAGTTACATCTCTCATATTTTCAATGTTGTTTTTGGTCTCTACGAATTGTTTGTTTGCTTCATCAACCGATTTAACCCTTTGCTTCTCTGCGTTTTTTATTACATCACTAGCCTGTTCGGCACTCATTCGACCGTTGTAGCTTTTAATTCTCTCAATTATTACCTTGGATTCTTTTTCACTTTCAGATAAAGATTTAATGGCATTATTTTTCATAAGTTCTTGATATCTATTAATTTGTTGTACTTCATCTGCTGTTAAAGATTTCTTTTCATTACTAGCTTTTTGTAATATATCCTGTATTTTTTTACTATACTCATTTACGCTAGCTTTTTTTTGATCATTATATTTTTTTTCTTTCTGAAGAATTGCTTGTTTCTCTTTATCACTTAAAGCATTTGTAGTGGTAAAGAATTTTTGTAACTTTGTTGTTCTATCTTTGTATTGTTTATCAAATCCAGTATTAATTTGAGTTGCCATTTGTTTATATTTAGATATTAAATTATTTTTTTGTTGTTCTGTAATAGCCGTTGATTGTTCTAATGTAGTTTTGAATTTTTTAATAGTATCTTGCTTTTGCTTATCTGTTAAATTCTTGCACCCATTAACCATCTGAGTATATTTATTTAAAATATTATTTTTATTTTGCTCAGTTAAAGTACCTGTATTATTAGCTAGATTTTTAAAATCTAATATCATTTTATCTTTTGCTTCTTTACTATAATTACTAGATTTTTTACTCATTTCATTAAAGTTATTTATTACATTTTTCTTTGCATCATCTGTAAATTTTAAACTGTTAGAATTTACATTCATGAGTGATTTACTAGCTTCTTTATCTAACTCCATATAAGAACCTACAGCTTTTTTAGTTCCCTCTGAAATTTTAGTTGTGGTTTGTCCATACACAGTTACCATTTGCCCATTTGCAGCTTTAACCCTTTGTGCTGTTTTTTCAGTTTTATCTGCAAATAAATCTACTGATTTAACACAATCTGAACTAAAGTAATCATAAACTTTCTTACCTGCATAGATAAGACCACCGATTGCTGCTGCAATTAATATGATTTTAAGATTTAAAAGTGCAAACACTTTAGCTAATGCACCTATCGCTGGGGTTGCTGCTTCTGCGCCTGTTCTTGCAACCGCTATCGCTCCACTAACCGTACTAAATGCCTTGCAAATATTGCCGATACCTTTAGCTAACTTTCCTCCTATTAATAATAGAAATCCTATAGCTGCTACCATACCAGCTATTTTAACTATAGTTTGCTGTTGTGCTGGTGTTAAATTATTTAGTTTATCAGTCCACTCTTGTAATTTTTTAGTTATAGCTGCAATTTTAGGTTTTAATATGTCATATATTTTAATTCCTAGCTCTTCTAAAGCACTCTTAAGTTGTGTAATAGAACCTTTATTATTGTCTTGCATAGTAATAGCCATATCATTTAGGGCACCATTGCTATCTTGTATCTTTCCTCTTAAGTCTCCATATTCTTCTCCAACACCAGATAATAAAGCTTGTAAGGTTGTAATTTGTGTTTTACCACCAATCATAGCCAAATACATATTTCTTTGTTCTTCTGTCATATTCTTGGTTTTTTCTTTAAGCTCCAATAGTACATTTGTTACACCTTTAAATTTACCATTACTATCAAAGGCGCTTAAACCAAGCTTTTCCATAGCTTCACCAGCTTGACCAGCACCAGAAGTAAGATTTATTAATATAGAGTTGAAACTGTTACCTGCTTCACTCCCTTTTATACCTCTATTAGCTAGAGTACCAAGCAATGTATTTGCTTCATCAAGTGGTACATTTAGATTTTTTACTGTACCACCACAAACAATTAATCCTTCCATAAGTGCATCTATATTTGTATTACTACTTGCTGCAGTTTTAGCAACCTGATCTAAATATACAGGTAAATCTTTTGTACTTTTTCCCAAAGAACTTAAAGAATCTGTTACCAAGTCGGATGTACGAGCTAGATCTAAGTTCCCAGCTTCAGACAATCTTAATACTGGCATTAATGCTTCCATCATCTGTTTATTGTCATATCCTGCAAGTGCCATATATCCTAATGCATCAGCAGCATCTTTAGCACTTTTACTTGTACTTGCACCAGCATTTCTTGCTGCTGTTTCTAATTGTTTTAAGTCTTTTCCTGTATTTCCACTTAAAGCAGATACATTAGACATACTAGCTTCAAAATCCATTCCAATTTTAGAAGCTAGTACTCCTATTCCTGCTATTGGAGCACTTATCTTTGCACTCATGTCCTTGCCTACAGATTCCATTTTCTTTCCTACAGATTCAAACTTTTTACCTATTCCATTTAACTTGGTAGATAATTTTTCAAACTTAGATACTTGTTTCTCTACTTCTTTATTAGCACCTGATAATTTATTTTTAAGCTCTTCAATTTTCTCACCAGTAGCACCATATTCACTCTTTAGTTCCTTCAATTTAGCCTCAGCACTATTGGCTTTTACTGTCCAGTTATCAATAGCTTTTACGTTATTTCTTAACTTCTCCTCATTTTTAGAGTATTTATCACTTAATTGCTCATAAGATTTTTTTAATTCCTTAGTTTTATCATCATTTTCACCTAATACTTTTTTGCTTTGTTCATAAGCATTTTTAGCAGCTTCTACTTTTTCTTTTAACTTTACCTGTGCCTCAGAGTTTTTACTAAGGGTTTCCTTAGATTTTTTTAATCTATCTTTATACTGCTCTACTATCTTAGATTGCACATCTATAGACCTACCAAGCATTTCTTGTTTAGATTTAAGCCCATCTAGACCCTTTCCATGATCTTTAAGTCCAGATGTTGCATTTTTAAATTCACTTTGGATTACCCTCATGGAACGATTCAAATTTTGTATTCCTTGTTGAAAATTAGAATTATCCATAGCTACTTTAACAACCAAACTTCCTACATCTTCAGCCATTCATCTACCTCCTTCCCTGCAAAATAAAAAGACCAGGAATAATTCCTAGTCTTTAATCATCTTCAGGAAGACCCTTTAATGTATTACCTTCCTGTTTATCTTTTTCTATTTTAATTTTATAAGCTAATATATCAAAGTAATAAAATATATCCATATTATCTATATCAGTCATAGTCCATCCTTTATCTATAAGATCACTATACAGATTTAGCATAAATTCTTCTGGGGTAAGAGTGCCTTCACCTTCCTCTTCCCCAGTACTTAGTTTTTTACTTTTTCTTCCAAACCTCCTATCACTTCATTTAAATCTTCAAATGCTTTATTAAAGAACTTATCAGATGGGAATCCATCATATAATTCATCCATTGTAAATTGCTTTCCATAAACATCTACTAAATATGTAGCAATTTCATCCATGATAGATTCATCAATTCCACCTTGAAATTTTTTGCTTAACCCTAATGACCTTTTTAACATTCTAGCACCTATAAATGGTGCTACAAAAGTTTTATCTTTATTATCTGTTTTTAATGTTATTTCCATATATTAATCCTCCTAAAAATTATTTAATAAATTATTCTTGTACTATATCTTTTTTTGGTGGCTCTGGTACTTTGGTAAACCAAGCCTTTTCTAATTCCTTATCCCTATCTGGTTCTGCCCCATCTAAGGTTACCTCTGGTAATCCATCTTTTAATCTTCTATAAAATGTTCCCTTTAATTGGACTCCTTTAGAATCTGGCTTCTTGCCCTTTGTTTTATTATCGTCAGAAGGTAGGGCAAAAGTCCCTACATACAAGCATCTTTTCTTGTATGTATTATCATCTCGCAAAATTTCATCTAAATAAGCAACTTCTTTTGCTATATTAGTCGCAGGTGGTACATATACACCTTTTATTATTTCTCCTCCAAACAAAGTGCATCTAACTTTATCAGTTAACGTATCCAATGTTATTGTTATATCGTAAGCAGGATCTCCATATATAACTTTTTCTGTAGTATCATCACTTTCCCACTCTACTTTATCTTGTTTTCTATCTACCTTACATTCTAATCCTCTTCCTAGTCTAACAGGTTCACCAGTTGTATAAGTATCTTCTGTATTGGCTGTTACTGGTGCTACAGTTGGCTTTCTGAATCCTATCTCTCTTGCCATAATTATTCATCCTCCTCATTTTTAACATTAAAAAAGAACCTCAATACTTTATGATAAATTTTAGTATCGGGTTCGTATGGTGCGTCATGGATTGTTCTTTTTATAAATCCACTAGCATTTAATAATTTTGCTGTGTCTATTTTTAATTTTTCTATATTCCCTTTGCTCCATATGTCTACTTGCATATAGAACCCTGTGACAATTTCTATATCATCCCCATAAATTTCTCCCTGCTCGTTATAACAGAAGAAAGTTATATATGTCTCTTCTTTCCCCTCATACGTCTGGAATCTAGTTGGAACACCTAGAGGTTTTAGAGTATCTATTATTAATTTATTTATGCTCACAGTCCTAATCCCTTTCTTAATTCATCTTTTATAATTTCTTTTGCTTCTTCTTTTTTACTCTCGTACGCAGGCCCCATAAATGGTTGTGCTTTCATTTTGCTTGTACCAAACTCTAAGAATTTTCCATAGAATATCTTAGAGTTATCTCCCTTCTGTATTCCAGCTAAAACAAATTTATTTCCACCTTTTTTACGAACACCACTTACCTTTAATCCTTTTTTCAGTTTTTCAGTTTTAACAGGTACATTATTTTTAGCTTCTTCCACAATTAATTCTCCAGCTTTTTTTAGTGCAGCATTTTCTACCCTTACTCCTGCCTTACCCATATCTTGTACTTTTCTTATTAATTCATCTAAACCATCTAATTCCATACTAGCCACTTTGTTTCACTTCCTTTGCATGTATTTCATATTCTACATGCTTTTCATTCAAATCATTTATAGAAGTAATATTATAAAGCTTATCATTGTATTTTATTTGCATAGAAGTATCAAGCCCTTTAAAGTATCTACAATTAAATATCTTATCTTGCTCACTTTGTACTGCTGCGGCATTATAAAATTCTCTACCTCTTAACCCTCTTACACTTGCATAACTCTCTTTAATTGTTTTTTCTCCTGGTAATGGATAGCCATCTTCATCAGTTCCGTTTTGTTCAACTATAAATTTAATTCTTTTATTAAGTTTGCCCGGGTCCATCTGCTTCACCTCTTTTGATTTTTAAATATTCAGCCTCTAGTTGTAGCAGAATTGAATCCATACCAAAGCTTAATTTATGAAAGTTAGGGCCTGTAGTTTCAATTACCCTATTCTCATTCCAATGGCTTACTAAAATTTTAATACATAATTTATATAACTCTAATATTTCATTGTCTTTTATCATATCCTCTGTTAAGCCTGTAGCACCCTTAATATATGCCTTTGCTGCAAGTAAAAGGGAAGGAATTGTTATTTTTCCTCCCTCATCTTCTTCTAGTCTTATATATTCTTTTAATTCATCTAATTGCATAAAAATAACACCTCCTAAGGTGCTAATATTGCTGTTATTAAGTCAGCTTTATTCATACTAGAATATCCAACTATATTTTTATCTTTAGCTATGGTCTTTAATTGTTCAACTGTCATAACTTCTAATTCTTCTTTTTCATATGTTATGGGTTCTGATACAATTGTTTTAGGTTCTGCATTTTCTCCCCCTTCTGGTTGTTTAGGGGGTTCACTAGGGAGTAGTTATTTTAGCTATTCTGAAAGCAGATTTTAATTTTATTTGATGGTCAAACCATGCTGTTAAAACAAAGCATTCCATACCTGTTTTAATATCTTTATCTCTTTCATAAAGCATATCTAAATCATAGTTAAAATGTGAGTATCTCATGTCACCTACTATTGGGTCAACTGCACTATCACAGAATATAGCTGGCTTTCCTAATATTTGCTCTGGTTGTGCTGCATAAAGTGTAGCATTACCATTAGCAAGTAATTCAACTATATCCATATAGTCAGCATATCTCATTATTATTTTTGAATTCTCCCTGTAATCTTCATGTAAATCTGCTATAGCTGCCTTTATAGCTTTATATTTATTTGCTCCTTCTACTGTTTTTATTGCATTTTTAGTTGAGTAAAAACTCATATGTTCTTCACCTGCTTTTGGTGTTGTAGCAAAGGCAACCTTTTTTTCTTTTGCTGATAATCCACTTTCTAATGCCATTTCAACAGTTTGTACTATATTAGTATTAGTACCTCTTAAAATAGTCTCTGAAACTGGTGCAAATACTTTAAATTTATGTCTACCAAACTGCACTATATCTCCATCAGCTTTTAATTCTTTTGCAGTTTCAGTATCTGCTATAAAATCGTCATTATCTAAAGTAAATGTTATTTTAGGTACTTCTAAATTTGTTTCATTAGTAAATGTGGAAACATCTCTTAATGGGTTTTTAACAAAAGGTTCATGCAATAATTCATTTTGCATAGTCTTAGGTAAGAATTTTTCTCCACCTGTTGAATTATTATCACCTAAAGCTGCCTTAACATCCATTGAAACAGGCTTGTTCGCCATGGTTGATCTAATTAATTCAGCCTTAGCATTAACTACTTTTTCTTTTTCTGTATCTCCATTAACAACTTTAGATGCACTATTTTTTAACTTTTCTTCTGCCTGTCTGTCCATTTCTTCTATCTGTGCTTTAATACCTGCAAATCTTTCCTCTAAATCCTTAACAGTATTTTTTTGCTCATTCCTTGCTTCTAAAGTAGTCTTTGCATCAGCATACATAGAAGTTAATTTTTCATTTGCTGCTTTTAAATCCTGCCCTATTCCTGCCAACATTTGTTCTAATTGATATCTATTCATATATTCTTTCCTCCTCAAATTTTAAAGTATTATTTACTCTTGCTATAAGAGCCTCTATTTCTTCATCTTTTTCTATTTTTTCAGTATTTTTTATAGGTTGTTTCATTTTTTTATTTAATAAATCCTTAGGAGTATTTTTATATTTAGCAAATAACTCTGTATTAATGCTTGCTGCTATTTCTTTTTCCTCTACTAACTCATCACATAGTCCATAATCATAACATTCTTGAGCTGTAAGCCATGTCTCATTATCCATAATTTCTATTAGTGTTTCTTTACTAAGTTTGTTTCCTGCTTTACTTAAATAAGCTTCAATTAAGCTTTCTCTTATTTTATCTAAATCATCTGCTTGTTTTCTTAGTTCATTAGCATTTCCCCATGCAAATGTCCATGGATTATGGATCATCATCATGCTATTTTTAGGCATAAAAATAGTATCGCCTGCCATTGCTATAACGCTTGCGATACTTGCTGCAACTCCATCAATGTGAATATTTATTTTTGCTTTATGTCTTTTAATTATGTTGTAGATAGCTGTCCCTTGAAACACTGATCCACCTGGAGAATTAATATATATATTTAAAGTGTCAATATCTCCTAAGCTATCTAAGTCTTCTTTAAAACTTTTTGCAGTTGTATCAGTATCATCCCATTTATAAGACACTATATCACCATAGATATAAGTTTCTCCTATGTTTTCATTTTCTGTTGAGTTTTTAACCTCCCAAAACTTCTTATTCGCCATTCTTTTCACCCCCTTTCAGCAATAAATCAATTTTATCTATAGGGCACATATCTCTTGATACATAGAAAACGTCCCCTCCTGGTATTGGAGGCATATCTTCAAGCGCCCTTATATCATTGGCACAAAACCAAGTTGATCGGATACCTTTAAAATAAAAATTGCCCCTGGTATTCATATCACCACGAGCAAATCCATTTAAGGACATCTTAGCTTGTATTCCATTGTCTCTATCTCTTTCTGTTATGCATTTCTTGCTGAACTCCTGTTCATACATTCTAACTATAGGTAATATAGTGTCTTTCATATATTCTAAATCAGATTGTTCAGCACTTGCATAGCTATTTTTACCACCTATAAGCTTGCCAAGAGGTATATTGTATACTCTTGCAACTCTTGAAACTGTTATTTCTTCAACTTCAAAAGTCTTAGGATCTATAAATGAATTGTTCTTAAGTTCCTGAAACTCTTTTCCGGAGTCTACAAATAAAATTCCATTCTTTTGAAATCTCTGAATCATTTCCTCATATAATTTTATACTTTCTTCATTTAATTTACTTTGAAGCTTTATAACCATGTTAGCTTTTAATCCATTCTTCATTTGATTTAAGGAAAATTCCTTAATCTCTTGGTCATACTGTATAGTATTCTTAAGTACATCTAACGGATTTATAGCTGTGTAACCATCTTCGCTAATATGATTAACCACTATTATATGAGAATTGTGGACATATCTATCGCTACCATCACATCTTATTTTATAATACAATTCTTTTGTATCTTGGTCTCTTACAGGTTCCACATATTCATTTTTAAGTATCCAAATTGCTTCTATATTATGATGGTAGTCATACTCTTTAATTGCATATGCAGTTCCTTTTGTATTTCTTATAGTCTCCATACATCTTATAAATTGAAAAGTTGTCATATTAGGGTTGGGTCCATATTCAAATAGTCTTGCGAGATTATTCTCTCTTGGTTTAAGTTTTCTATAATCTTCTCTTACTGAAAGTGGTGCACTGGCAACCCCATTGCTTAGCATTGTAACTGCTGCAAATATAGTTTCATTTGTTGCTAAATCTCTACTTGTAAATGAAAACCTATTGTTCCCTCCACCAACAAATAACTTGTATGGTGTTTTGAATATGAAATTTTTAATACTACTTATTATTCCCAATTTTCCACCTCCCTCCTATATATCTGGACTATAAAATATGTCTCCTGCTCCATCATCTAATATAAGCATTCCTCTTACATGTGCATCTATCGTCGCAGCCATTGGGTCTATTTTTTCGCTTGACCTAGCTTTATCCAACATTACATATTCCTGTTTTCTATTAGGATTAGAACAAACTGCATTACTCGCTGCCCATGTATATAATCCATCTTTAGGGTGTTTCATTGTACCATCATATATTCTAGCTCTGTAATCTTGAGTAGGCTCATTTAGGGTTAATGCCCCCTGTCTGACTTCAACACATATATAGCCCTCAAATTCTAGTTCTTGAATGAAGTGCGTTGCATGAGCTGGATCATAACATATCTCTAATATATTTATTTTATATTCTAATTCTACATCCTTAATATAATTTCTTACTGCGTTATAATCAATTACTGCACCTTCAATTATTGTTAAATGACCTTCTTCTACCCATAAGTCGAATCTATACTTGCCTTCTCTCATTCTTTTTTCATATGTTTCTTGTGGCATAAAAGAATGTTGATAAGTATAATAAATCCCATCAATACAAAACTCAAAGGCGATTGAAGTTAAATCTAACTTTGTGGATAAGTCCATTCCCATTACACAATCCATTCCTATAAATTTTTCAAGTGTAAATATTTCTTCTGCTTCACTCCATTTGGTCATATTCATGTAGCCATTTTCTTTCATGTCTACCCACTTATTCATATTCTTAGTTAAAAAGTTTCTCATTTTCTCTGGAGCATCAAGTGCAGCTTTGAGTTCTCCTCTTAAATAATTCAATCCATTTTCATAAGTGGCAACTATAGGGTTTGCTTTTATCCAGTTACTTTCATCTTTTATGTCGTCCTCTGGTTCAAGCTCACATACCATTACAAAGTATTCTTCGTTTTCTACAGAGTTGTTAGGGTCAAGTATTTTGCTAACATACTGATACTCTTTAAAGCATGGTCTACTCAAATCAAAGCCAGCTGTTGTTATAATAACCATTAAAGGTTGTTCTCTAGCAACCATACCAGAAAGGATAACATCATATATTTCAGAAGTCTTATGAGCGTGGTATTCATCAACAATACCTAAACTTGGATTTGTACCATCACCTGTATTTTTAGCTTCTCTTGAAAGAGGTTTTATAAATGAGCCACTCTTTAAATGAGTTATTCTTCCATAACTATCGGTATATTTACCTTTTAATAATTCAGCACTCTCTATTTGATATTTTATTTCTCTATAAACTATACTTGATTGCTCTTTATCCCATCCAGCAAGATAAACTTCTGCTTGTTCCTTGCTTAAGAAACATTCATAACTAGCTATTACTGCTAATAGCTGTGACTTGGCATTTTTCCTAGCTATTTGAATATAAGCTTTTCTAAATCGCCTTAAACCAGTATCTTTATGTTTCCAACAAAATAAATTTCCAACAATAAAGAGCTGGAATGGTACAAGGTCAATTTTTTTACCTTTTAACACACCAGCTCTATGTTTAAATAATCCAGCCCATTTATAAAATTTATACAGTTCTTCATAATCAAAATAATAGGGATATTCTTTATCATTAGATTTATTTAAATCATCAAGGAACCTCTTACAAGCTTGCTTGTGTTTTTTACAAGCTTTAATTTTCCCATCTACAATATCACATGCATATCTGTAAACTATAGTATAATATCTAGCTATATCACTCATAGGGAACTACCGAAAAGTTTCTCCTCTTCTGTCTTTTTATTCGGTTCCTCTTTTTTAGGTACAACTAACTTACATCTACTACTTATAGTTAACCCTAAATCACTGGCAGATGATCTACATTGTTTAAATAATTTATCCTGTGTTGTTACTATATCTTTATCTACTATCATCAATTCTGGTTTTTCAAGTATCTGCTTAGTAAGTTCTAAATACATTTTCTTCGCTATAATAAAACGAGCCAAGGCATCTATATCAAGATTAGTAATAATACCAATCTCTTTTAGTTCCTTGGCTATCTTATTAAATTCTTTTTTTAAATCAGCTGGCAAGTAAGAAGGTGCTTTGACCTTATCACTTGGAGCTTTAACTTCTTTGCTTTTCCTATCTTCTATTTCAGCTTTAGTTAAATGTTTTTTACCTTTTACTAAAAGCAAATCTGTAGGTTGCCTTGGCCTTGCCACTCTTCTTACCCCCTTTCTAGAATAGTGTATCTTTATTATTTAATTATTTCTTCTAACTTTTTAAAGCAATTAGAATGACCAAAATTTAAAATTTTAATTTTCTTAGCATGTTTATGATTTAAATTTTCATCATAAATTTTATTATAATATTCCTGCTTTTCTGCAAAACTTTCTGTCTTATTTATAATTAATTCATTCGATTTATTGTCCTGAATTTGTATTAAAACACCTATATATTTACTACCTTCTTTTATAGCGCTATTAAAGCAATAATTTAATTCTGTTAGTGTTAAACTATTGTTGATATTACTAGCTTCTTTATTATTTTTTATGTATCCTGTTTTATCATTTTCTTTTGCTAAATCTATACCAATTATTGTACGTTCCATATTTTCACCTCTTCTCAAATTTTCATTTAGGGAATTTTTTACGAGGGAATCTACCCCATCGGTCTTTTAGAATCGCAATAAACTTTCTAAAGGAGGGGGGATATACCAAATTGTTTTTTAAATCTTTCTAGCAGCTCTACAAGGAGCCTTTGGGTTTCCTTTTTATCCTTACTATAGAGACTGTGTATCTTATTATGTGTAACATCTGACAAAGGAAAAAGATTATATATATCTAACCTCTTATCCCAGTTATCTTTTATCTCCTCTATATGATGCACTGTATTAGCAATTACTATTTTATTATCTATATAATAACTATATATATCAATTCCATTGTAAGTTTTTAAAATATCTTCTCTCAATCTTTCCCATTCTTTACTATGATAGAACTTAGTATACTTCTTGCCCTTGTTATTTCTTATATACTTATCATAGTACTTATGCCTTTGTGCTTTCTTCTCTTCTGCTATGTGTATATGTTCCTCACAGTAACCTGTTATATCCCTTGTTAGGTTCTTACACCCACGTTGCTTGCATGGCCTTAAGCTACGCTGTGCCATTACTTTAAAAGCTCCATACTCATTGCTGATTCCACGCACCTCTTCATCATATCTTTTATGTCTACATTATTATTTATTGTTATATTCTTAACCTCATTAAAGTCCTTGCTAAGCTTTAATGTATCTTCTAAAGACTTTATTCTCTCTAATCGCCTTTCTATTCTATTTAATTTATTCTCAAACTCTATCGTATCTAAATTTATCTTTATTGTTAAATCTTTTACTTTACTTTTTTTATTTGGAATGTATTGTTTATCTGCATTTTCTATCTTATCCTGCATTATTCTTACACTATTTTTCAATGTGTCTACATAACCTAAAGGTATTAATGATCCTTTGCATTTGTCACAATTTAACCCATCTTTATTCTTATCAATAATAAATGTCATTCCACATTCATTACATTCATACAGTACTTTATTCATTTTACTCCACTCCTTATATTATTTATTACACATATTATCTATTTATTTGTTTCATCTTTTTCATCCAATACATGCTCATTGAAATAAGATACACTATAGAACATTAATTCATTTTTACCTACTCCTATTATAAAGTTATATCCTTTGCTAATATTTTCCCACCTATCTGATATAAACTTTACAGTGTCTTTCTTTATATTTGATGCTTTCATTCTTGATAATGTATATCTTTTATAATCATCCTTAGTAAATATTCTATAATCTATTTCTTTCCTGCCTAAGTCTACAATTTCCATTCCCTTAGGTAATATAACAACTCTGCCAATTCCTAACTTATTCAATTGTTCTAGTTCAGTTATAGATAAATACTTATCTGTTTTTATAATTATTGGATTAGTATATTGTTTTCCTGGTGGTTCAGGCCTTGGTCTTGTAGTGGCTTTAACTTTTTTTAACATTTCCATTCCTCCTTATCTTTATTTATTACAATAAAAAAGACACTCGTTATTGAGTGCCTAGTTCTAATCTCTTAACATAATCATCACTATATTGTTTCATATTTCTTATAATCTTCCTTTGTTCATTAATAAGTTTATTAACTTGTTTCTCTTTGGTGCATTGTTTTATCTTCTCTTTTATATTATTTAACTCTTTACGCTTCTCTCTTATATAATCATCTATAACTGCATAAGTATATTTTTCATTACAATGAGGGCATATAAAATACTGTACCTCTATTCCATAATAATATTTTGTTTTAATTTGAATTTCAAAGTCTTTATTACACTTGTTACAGCTTACCAATAATAACACCTCTCTTTTTACTTATCTAATATTATAATAACTAATCCCATGCAATTTTTATATATTGATTGTTATTTACCATTTCAAATACTTTATATTCTTTTTTTATTTCTTTAAGTAACTCATCATATAAATACTTTTTTTCTAAATCTGTGCTAAGTTGGCTTCTTTCACATGCTTCTTGTATCTTATCATTAACATATTTCACACAGTTATTTTTAAATTCTTGATTAGCTTCATCTCTTTTAATTAATAATAATTTATCATCACAATACGTTTGTTGCATATTAATCATATACCTCCAAATAAAAAAACACTTAGAAATTAATCTAAGCGCCTTTTAACTATTTACATCTAACCTTTGTTTCTTTTCCACAGTCTGAACATTTATAAATTTCATATCTATTCCCATTAATAGTTTCAAATCTATAAAAATTAAACACTCCATCCTCACAATTATTACATCTATCATCATCCAAATCTGAATGATATACACATCCATCTGTAATGTATGCAAATTTAATATAATCTCTTATGTTCTTTAAATCAACTTTATGATTTTCCATTTCTTTCATATAAAATTCCATAGCACATTCTTTTGAACAAAATAGTTCAAGGGTAGCATTGCTAAATTGTATATCCATATCTTCTGTTAAATCGACCAAACAATTACCACATTTTATTTTTTCCATATTTCAAATATACTCCCTTCACAAACATTTATTTTAAAAATTATTACTGTAAAAACATTATAATTTCACTTAATTTTATTCTCTTGTAAAGGGCTGTTTCCTTCTTTTTTTTAAAACTCTTTTTATATTAATTTTAATTAATTATTTTTCTATCCAGTTCTTAAAATTCTTATATAAACTAAAAACAAGAATAGTTGCCATTATATTGTCTACTTTTCTTTGTACTATAACACCATCTATACGTATTTCTATTCCTTGCCAAAATAAAATAACCAAACTACAAATTCCAAATACAATTAATAAATCAGTTGTGAACTTCTTCATTTGCCCCAACTCCTTTGCTTAATAGCTCCACCCCTGCATCTTTTATAACTATCATGTGACATTAAATCCATAATATCAGAAAAGGAGAGGTCTTCTTTCTTACCTCTCCCACGTTTTTTATTATTCTGTTTTCTATTTTTATTTAATTGCTTATGTGTGTTCGGCTGCTGTGTTTTTAATATCTTTTCTACCCTCACCTATCCCACCTACCTCGCATTCATTTATACAACTAACTATATCTACTTTACATCCCATGTAGTGCTTACAAAATCCGTTATTTCCTTTTTTAAAATTTTTGCAGTACTCTTTTTTATTTAGTTTCATAATTTACTCTCCTATGCATATGAATATAATCTTCTGGACTAATCCATGTATGTAAAAAGCACCTAAGGTTTATATTCCTTAAGTGCTTTTAGTACATTACACAATATATTATAATTTTTTTATTTTTGCAGTTGCCTTATTTTGTACGATAAGCCCCTGCTGTATTAACCTTTTTTACTATTTATTATTATAAGCCACCCTTACTTTAATATACCTATAGTTTTTCTATAGTAATTCTATAGTTCTCCTATGAATACTATAGGTATTAATTTTAAAATTATTTCATCTTTAAGCTGATAGCATCTACTTTCACTTAAATAAGTTTGCTCTGCTACTATTGGCCAACTGACTTTCCCTTGACCTTCAATGTACCTAATTCTAATCAATTCCCTTTCTTTATTACTTAAAACAATTAGAGAATTATTAATTTTATTAATCAACAATTCTTTGTAATTTAACTCTTTATATAATTTTTCTAGGATTTTTTCTTTATTAATTATTTCTTCTTCAACCTGGCTAGTAATTTTATATGTTGGTCCAGTTCTCTCTTCATATCCTACAGCTCCACAACCTTTGAAATTATTTTTAATATAATGAATTTCTAATTTAATATTATTTATTTCCTGTTGTATGTTTTTATAATTATATAATATACCCTCTAATTTTCTATATAGCTTATTTTTTTTCATGCTTGTCCTCCCTTGAATTTCCGCACACTAATGGATTCCCATTACAAGCTGCTCTACATATAGATCTATCTTCACAGTTATAGCAACACTCTGCTCTACATATAGATCTATCTTCACAGTTATAGCAACACTCTTCTCCACACATAACCTTACCTAAATTACATTTATAATTTTTAGCATGTTTCATTAATTTGTTATTTTGTTTGCTTAATACCATTGTGGTTACTACACTTACTACTGCAGTTATAAACAATATTATCTCTAGTTTAGTCATACTGCTTTTACCCTCCTAATTTCTTTTCCCTTTAGGTTGTAGACTATCCCATGATCCATATCTATCTTTGCTTTTATTCTTTTTCTGCCTCTCTTTAAAACGCATGGATAAGTTATTGTGTAATTTTCCTCAAATAGCTTATACTCACCATCCAAGAACTTGTCCAATCTATCCCTCCATGCTTCCATTATTAACCCTCCCTTATATTATCGTTTTATTACACTAGTACAGTTAAGGTGTAGAAATACATGGTTTAATCCACACACCTATTTAGTTTTAAAACTGTCTTTTCCAAATAACTTTTATACTCTTATATTTCTCTTTTAATGTTTCATACAACTCAGTTACCTGTAATCCTGTATTTTCTCCATTGCAAAACCAAACCCCATATTCGCTATCTTTATTAGGCTTTCTATATCTTAACTGGAGCTTTTTATCATCACATTGTAAGTTAACATTACAATGTGTCATAAGCACTAAATAAACATTATCTCTTTTCGCCATTGTTCCACCTCTTTCCATTAGTAAGTTAATCTTTGACCGCAGTTTGAACAATACTTCCAATTCACTGCTGATTTACAAACTGGGCATGCTTGACTTATTGTTTTTGTTCTTATAACCTTCTTAGGTACTTGTTTTTCTAATATTCCTATAACTAATTCATCATAAGGACTTCCATAACCATTGAAATATTCTATAGCTTTTTTTATTTCTTTGTCTGTATTTTCTTTTCTTGCTTTTAACTCCTTATATTCTGCATCTGCTTTCTCTATTTCTTTTGCAAGTTCCAGATTCTTTTTAATAGCTTTTCTTATTTCTTCTTCTGGATCTATTTTATGAAATGGCATTTATTTCACCTTCCTAAGATATCTTTTTGTATTCATATTTGATATTTTCTTCGCTCAATTGTGCATAAATTTGTGTAGTTGCTGGACTTTCATGGCCCATTAAATGTTGTATGACTGGCATTGGCATACCAGCGTTTAGTTTACTAGTAGCAAAACTATGTCTGAATAAATGAGGGTAAATAGATTTGTTTATGCCTGCCCTCTTTGCTATCTTTTTAATCTCTCTTTGTATAGATCTTCCACCCAATCTTGTATGTGGTCTCTTAGATGTAACAAATAATGCTTGGTTGTTATCTTCTCTAGTTAGCAAATATTTTTTTAATAATATTTTAGCTTTTATACTAAAATATACCTTACGTTCTTTATCCCCCTTACCAACTACAAATAAGCTCATTTCATGCCAATTAATATCATCTTTATTTATTTCAACAATTTCGCTTAATCTGCACCCAGTACTTATTAGGAACTCTATTAAAGCTTCTTCTCTATCTGTTTTACATGCTTGTCTTAGTAATTCTATTTCTTCTTCTGTTAATGGTCTTCTTACTCTTTTAGGCTCTTTAGTTTGCTTTAACTTCTTTGCTGGATTTTTAGGAATATACTCCTCTTCATGTAACCAACCAAAGAAACTTTTTAATATAGAGATTTGTCCATTTATACTAGTTGCTTTCATACCCTTGCATCTAACCGCTAAAAACATCCTTAAATCCATTGTATTTATAGTCGCTAAAGGTTTTCTTAAGTGATCCGCAAATATTGCTAAATTGTATTGATAGTTTTTTAATGTTTTTAAGCTTAGCCCATCCAGCTTTTTAGATGCTAGATATATCTGTAATTTCTCCTCTATATCACTACTTACAAGAGCCGTCTCTTCTGACAATATACGGTATTTATATAGCACCTCTTCTATTATAGTTCTGGCCTTAAGCTGGTCTATATCTGGAAATTCTAAAGATAATTTTCCAACCAATTTAATTACAACTTCTTCTTTACTACTTGTACTATACATATAAATACCTCCTTGTATATTGCCATTAAGGCCAGTTTAATTTTGATAGAATTATGATTTAATATTTAATCCTCCTAAATTGAAAATCTATTTACTATATTTAGTAATTCCTTCTCAGAAGCTTGGTATTCATGAATATACTGATAACCACTCCAGTTATCTACTCCACAAGCTTCTAAGGCATCTAGCTTATCCTCAGCTTGTAATAATTCTAAAAATCTTTGTTCACTTATTTGTACCATTTAATATTCCTCCCTTAATAGGTATAGTAGCCTTATTATTTATATATATTATTCTTATTATCATTTTGTTGTACTTAATCTTTGAATTGCGACTATTTTTTAAATATCCTTTTTTCTTTTGAAGTATCTATATCCTTGCTTTTACAATTAGGACATTCAGAACCCTTACTCCCTCCATAGACACAATATATTGTTCCACATTTTAAGCATTTAGCCATATATACTCACCACTTTCTGATAATTGAATTACGAATTAATTTCTGTTAAATCCATATTTATTAATAAGCATATCCCCTATACTTTTACGTACACTTATAGCTTTTTTCTTAGCCTTATAAAAACTTATATTATTTATTTTCATTTCTAACTTTGCTAACCTAACAATATACTTTTGATAGTTATTCATATAATAACTCCTTACTTCGTCATAATTTCATATTCCGACTCTCTTTTCTCTTTGTCCCTGCTCTCCTTTGTTCCATAGCATTCTAGTAAATTCATGTATATATTGCATCTGCCTATATTTTCTATAGCAATAATCTTTAAAATCTGTCTTATTAAACTTTTCTTTTAATGCTAACTTTCCAGCGTTAGATGCTATATTCGCCCATCTATCTGAAAGGACCCACGCTTTTTTACTTATTTCAAATGCGGTTAAATGGTCCTCCGTACTTAGGTTTAAAAATCTATTTGCTATATCATAATACTGATTCACATCTTCAGGAAACAGACTATCAAAGTCCGTTCCCTTTCTTTCTATTACCATGGGCATACCTATTTAACCATTTCAAAAACTTGCTTGTACTCTTCTGTAAAGTTTTCTAGCTGTTCTATATTTTCAAAACTTATAGTAGCATTATCTTTTGTTAACACTATTCCTTCCCCTGTTGTACCTGTATATATGCCATTCTTCCCTTCGACTTTAATTGTTTTTATTACCTTTTCTTCTAAAACTTTTAATCCTTCCACTTTTACCTCTTCCTTACTTTGTATTTTTTTAGATTCTTCTTGCAAATCTTGTGTTTGCTTTTTATCTGTTTTTTCTACCTTAGTAATCTTATTATTCATAAATTCTTTTTTCCATTTGTAATAATAAGTTTGTGCTGTGCTTTCTGTAAAACTGAACTCCTTTATAGCATGTTTAATCATTTCCTCACCATTCCAGCTTTTTAAATGGTCAGTGAAATATTCATATACATCTTCTCTAGATACTCTATTTTCTGTATATCCCTTTTCTTTTTTTACTTTGGTATAAACATTTAACAACATACTTTTACTTAATTTAGGAAACTTAAATACTAAATCATCTATAGCTTGCTTTTTACTTACTCCCTTCTTAAGTAATTCTTCTATATATTCCTTAACTTCTTTGTCTATTTTGGCCATATCTACATTCTCCTTTTCTAATTCAATAATTTTTCTATTGTCCTCTTCCATTAATTCAGTTATTTTTAGTTCTAATTTATATACTTCATCTGTTGTATATCCTTCATCAATTAGCACCGCACTTATTGCTCTATCCGCTATTTCTGAAAAGTTATCTATATATTTTTTAGTCATTGCTTTAGCTTTTTCCGTTGCTGCAATATTAATTAACTTAGTTTGTTGTGGGGTTAATTCTTGTATTGTTCCTAAATTTTTCTTTAGATCTCTTTCTTGCTGCCTTCTCTGTTGTCTATTCATTCGACCACCTCTAAACTTCCTTTTAAGGGGCATATAGCCCCGATCTATTTAGCTGCCTTCAGATTAAATTTTAATTGCTTGTCTGCTTTTTTAAGCATTTTAAAATCTTCATCTTCAAATCCTTCTAACAAGTTAGGTATTGGGCTTAAAGTAGTTTCCCATCCTAATCCTAAGTTCCCTATTACCTCTTTCCATCCTTTAACGTCTGGTTCTATTAGCTTGTCCCCATCTATCTGTTTTAAGCAGCTATATATGTGTGCTACTACTTGCTCTTTTGATATTCTAGACATCCAAAATTCTCTACTCTCTATAATAAATTTATATCCTGTAAGCTCTGTAACTTGTTTTGGCGCTTTCTTAATCCACATAACATCATCAGATTTACTCATTTCATCTCCTACATAATCTATGTCCTCAATAAATAAAATCTTTTCCACATTAACACGACTTAACTCTGGAACCTGTCCCATAAGATTTTGTTTAATTTTTAAGGCCATAGGTTGATATATATCATTTTTAATCCAATGCTTAATATCATACTTTCCATTACCTAGAGCTCTTATTTTTTCAATTTTTCCGTCTCCTGTAGCTTCTGCATACTGTAAGTTATAACCTATACATTCTATTTCCTTTACTTCTCCTGTTAGCTCATTAAGTATTTTTATTTTTGGCATTTCTTATTCCCCTTTCTAATCTTTTTTAACTCGTCATATTCTATCCATCCAGTTGAACTATACTTTAAGGATCTTGCTACCCATGTAAGTTTTAAATCTGGATATTTATAATCAAACATTTTTCTTCTCATATTTCCTTGTTGGGTTTCAGTTCCTTTAACATCTATAAGCTCCTCTGAACCATCTAAATGATATATTAAAAAATCTGGTGCATATGTTATTGCTTTGTGTGTCTTTCCGTACTTCTTAAAGCTTGGTTGCAGTTCATACTTAGGCTGTCGCTCAAAATTTAATATCTTATCTTTAGCCTTTAGTTCCTTAAGATATAAATAATATTTGCCTTCATCCTTACTATCAAAAGTAATTCCATCTATAACAATTTTCTTAGCTCCATATTTGCTCCTATTCACCTTTGCCCCTCCAATCTAATATTCCTTTTGCTGCTCTTTTTTCTGCATCTATTCATGCTTTCTCTCACCATAGCTCTATATTCCTGTTCTCTCCTACGCCTTCTTTTTGCTTGTGCTTTTAATATGTTTTTTGCAAACTCCTCTTTGCTTATTTCCATAAAAACACCTCGTATTACTGTTTTAGTATTGTAATACACCGTAGGTATAAAAGTACCTAGAGTAAGCCTATACCTACAGTATTTAGTTAACTAACTTATTTCCTCTGCATCTTCTTTTCTTATAATCCCATCTTTAGTTATATAATCTTTTGCTGGATAACTTAATTTTTCTACCTTATATGTTTTACCTACTTTATTTTTGTACCAAGAATCTTTATTGCAGCATTTCATAATTATTACTTTCATAGTTTCATCTCTTTCCAATTCTTTAATATATCTATAGGTTCATTATCCTTCTTAGGATATTGTTGGAGTGTTGCAGTTGCTATTCTATTTCCTAAATGTCTCTTAAAATATTTCATATGATCTACAAAATCTTTCATAGTATAAGTTACTTTACTGCCATCTTTACAAGTTATTATTAATTTTTTCAATTATATCCCTCCATCACAGTTAATACCCTTCTTGTTGCCTTTTAATGTTTGTCTCATACTTTTCCAAATAAGACTGATCCATTTCTTCTAATGTTATTCCCAAACTCAATCCTAATCCTATTATTGATAACAATATTGAGTACTCTTGTAATACAAATTTATATACTAATAAAAATGCTTCATTAATTTCTTTATTGTCTCTTTTTATACTATGCATAGATTTTGTATTATCTAATATATCATCTGATGTCTGATTTAACTGATTTTCTAAACTAAGAGCCAAATGTAAACAGTCTGCAAATTCCTCTAGGACCTTTTCTCTATTTATTTCTTTATGTTGTTTCCAATGCTTAAAACTCTGTACTTCATTTGCTAACTCTCCGAGTTCAACTAATAAAGCTAATTTCATGCTTTCATATGGATACTTTTTTATGCCTGCTCTTTCTAAAATTATTCCATCAAGTTCTTCCTGTTTCTTTAAAAGTTCTCTTAGATTCATTATTTCCCCAACTCCTTTAAACAGATTTTACAAATATTTTTACCTTTGAAGTTTATAACCTCTTTAGCTTCTCCACAAAATATACAAGCTGGTGCATATTTCTTTAATATGATTTGCTCACCTTCTGTATAAATTTCTAATCCATCACCTTCCTCTATATTTAAAGTTCTTCTTAATTCTTTAGGTATTACTATCCTTCCTAACTCGTCTACTTTTCTTACAATTCCAGTTGATTTCATTTTTCATTCTCCTTCCTGGAGCCAAAGCTCCTTAACCTAATAATTCTTTTAATATTTGTGTTTTCTCTTTTGCTTTTTCTACTCTTATACTCTTTCCATCATTAAATACTGGAGTACACATTTCTAAGAGCCTATCATAAGTTCTTTTCTCATACCTATCTTGTAGTTCATTTAAAGATAAGTTAGTTGTAATTATAAGTGGTAACCCATTCCTATATCTGCTATCTAAAATGTTGTAAATTCTAGTTCTGCTCCAATCTGTGTTTTGCTCTGTTCCTAAATCATCTATTATCAATAAATCTGCATTTACTAAACTCTTTAATACTGTATCTTCACCCTCGTTGCCAAATCTATTATAAGTATCTTTTATACGCTCTAATAAAGCATTAATACTTACACATACTACTGGCACCATTTTAATTATTAATTCATTAGCTATACATGTTACTGTATGAGTTTTTCCATTCCCTGGTTCTCCATATATTAAAAGTCCTATAGATTCCTTTTTCATGTCTTTAAACCTTTTTACATATTTATTTCCTATGCCATACATCTTTTTAGTTCCTTTATTAAAATCCCAATTTTGAAATTTACTGTTTTTAAATTTTTCATCCATAAGGCTATTATTCATAATTTGCTGAAGTCTTATCTGTTTTTCCTTGTTAGCTTGTATTTTTCCCTTTTCCTCAATATCTTTTTTTCTACACTCGCAAATTACTGGAACAATCATTGTTTTATTTAAAATCCTAATTTTCTTGTTTATAGGTTTACCGCATTTAGGACAAGTTTCTAACTTAAATTCCGATTCCTTCGTCTCTAAGCTTTTGACCATCACTTCCCCTATCTGTTCCACTTACTTCACCTTCTTCCTTTGCATTTATCCTTGCGTTTAATCCTCTTATAATTGGCTCGCAATATTTAAATGACTTGATTTTATCTCCCGCAAAACTAGGTTTAAATTTCTTAAATGCCAAATCTATACCTTGCTTTACTATCTCCAATCTAATTTCATCTTTTATTATTTTATTTATTGCTTCTAATTCCATAGGTTTTAAATGTAATTCTGTAGTTAATGCCTTAGAACAATAATAGTTAATTACTTCCTGCTGTATTTTTCTACTACTACATTTAATAGAAGAATCTTTTAATAGATTAATCTTTTGGTCGGGATTTAAATCCGTACCCTCTCGGATTTGTTTCCGTACCCCATTCGGATTTAAATCCGACCCATTATTGTACAAACCACTCGGATTTAAATTCGATACTAGTTCTATATATGTTTTACCAACACTATAAAAAGAGTACGTTCCATTTTTTTTTATAGTTTTATGTTCAAGTATTCCTGATTTACACATCTTTTTTAATCTTCTATAAACACTATCTTTTTTTAATTTTAGTATTGGTAATTGTTCAAGTATTGCTTCATATTTTATCCAATAGAAGGTTCTATCATTTAATATTCTTGAAACCATTGCTCCACTATCTTTAAAATCTATAAAATACCTTAGTATCAGTAAATCATCATTGTCTAGTCCAAGTTCTATTGCTTTTTCTTGGTTAAAACCATGTATTGTATACTTCAAGCTATATCAGCTCCTTTTATCTGTAGTACATAAAATACGTCATTGCCACAAAACTCCCAAATATTATTAATACTATTATTGCTAAAACCAAGTTAGCTAATAATCTATATCTATACTCTTTACTTACTGCCTTTTTAGCTATTTTTAAAGCTTTTATGTCATCTGCTGTTATAAACCTTTGGCTATTATCTATTAAGCTGTGTAGTTGCCATAAAACTTCTCTTCTTTTCATTTTTCTATCCCCCATGTATATTTTTTCTATTCTGTCATATACTAATGTTGAAATAGTGTGTTTGTACGTTGTATAATGGGGACAAGAGCTTTGCAGAGCTCTTATCCAATTTTTATAGAAACATTTAAATGAATGGGTGCTTTGCAGAGTACCTATTTGCTTTTATCTTCCATAGTTTCAAATACTACTTCATCACTGTTGCTGTCATATTTCACACTACTTATAAAGTATTCTGGATTCTCCCAATCATAAATTTTAAATCCATTTCTATTCAAGCTACTTATCTGTGCATTTATACTTTGTATTAAAGTTTTAAAAGAATTATCCACACTCTAACCTCCTTTCTAAAATGGAACTACTAAGTCATAGTGATTTATTTCATCTATAAGGCTTTCCACTTCATTTTTTATGTTCTCTATATTTCCTTCTTCAGCATATTTTAAAACCCAATTTAAACGATATATTAATGCATCTTTATCGCTTTTATCCATTCCTACACCTCCTGGTCTTGTAGGAATGGTGGTAGATCTTCTTCTTCTGCCTCTGCTGTATCTTCTTTTTTACTTAATCCTTTGTCTACTAATATTTTGCAAGCTTTTTGTATTACTGGATCTTTTGCATTTTTCATAAGCCAATCTATATAGTCAGGAGCTTCTTTCATTATCTGTCCTAAAGTTTTACCTTTATTTTTACCAAAGCTTATTTTAATGTTCCCAGCACTATTTTCATCTATGTTCTGCATTTGCTCTTGTTGTAAAAAATCTTGCATATCATCCAGGTCCTGTGTAAATACATCACTTAAGCTTGCTACTTGTAATACTGCATCTATAAAAGCTCTCTTTTTAGCCATCTTTAAAATTGTATTTACTAAGTCTGCTATATGCGAATTAGGGATCTTATACTTTATAGTTCCATATTTAGTAGTTACTTTTTCTACTGTACTAGGATCTATTCCATCTGGTACTGCATCAACATTCATATATCTATATTTCTTTTCCATGCTATTGCAATTTCCAACGCCTTGACTTACTGGATTACCATTTCTATATAAGGTGCATTTTATGTTATAAGCAAAGAACCCATCTTTATAGTCCTCTGTTCTTTCCAAAAATTCATACTCTGGGTTAAGTCCAAACATCATACAAATCTTTTCGCCACCTGGTTTTAAAAGTGTTGGTTTACTTCCAATTCCAGCAATTACACCATAATCATGGTCTTGTTTTAAATTCTTTTGAATTACTGCTTGAAAGGTTGCTATCTTTTGCATAGTGCTTTGTATAGTGCTTATATCTACACTATCTATAAGGCTAGTAACTTGATTATTTTTAACTATTTCTAATTGATTTTCCATTATTTTTCCTCCTATCTAATTCTTAAACTTTCAGTTTGTTTTATAGCTGCTCCTGGAATTTCTTTTCCCTCTTTAAGTGCTGCTAATATATCTTTTTTAACTAACTTCTTTTCGATTGCAAAGTACTCTTCTGGGATACTTTCTTCCTCTGTTATCTCAACACTAGGTGCATTTTTCTGTATGCCTAATGTAAATATCTTACCTTTTATTTTCTTAATGTCTGTGGCTCTCATGGAGTTTTCTGCATACTCCTTTAAATTAACTATCCTATTTTCTAAAGACTTTCTTCTATCTGCTAACCTCTTCTCTTCTTCTTTTAAACCTTTAGCATCCACCTCTATAGATTTAATTACTTTTGCCACATTTTCTAGTTTGGTGTTTATTTCCTCTGCTATGTTATCTAAGCTTTCCTTTAGCATTTCTACTGGTACTTCTGGATTGTCTGCTAAATCCAAAAGATTCTTATAATTTTGTGTTAGTTCATATAATTTTGCCATTAAAATTCCTCCCATAAAAAACGATTAGCTGTACTTCTATAAAAATCTTCTCTAGCCCTTATTTCACTTAGTTGTAACCCCTTTCTGATATCAAATCTATCTTTTGGGTTACATTTAGCAACACCCACTCCTTTAATTGCTCCTGTTTCATTTGTCATTACCGCAGTTATGTTTCTACCATTTCTATAAAATTTTAAATGATGCACTTGTTTTTTGAGGCGAGTACCTTTCTTCATTCGCTTACATTCCTTCATTGTTGTAATATCCATTGTATTTACAATAAATAATTCAAATATTTTCTTTTGGCTCATTTTTAAGTTTCCTCCTTTATTTTGTACCTCTTCACCTCCTTGTAACTAAATCAACTAACTGTTATCGCAGTGGCCATGCATTTTATTTTGGTGTGGCTCTTATCTTCGCCTACTCCCGCTCTAATTAGTTCATTTAGTTACAAGGATTTTGGTACTAATTTCAATGTTCTAGCATATACATATTAATGGGTAAGTATATGCATTTTTACTGTAGTAAAATTTTTTAAAAAGGCTTTTCAGCCTATCATAATTTTATTCCTTGCTTTATTGCTATTTGACTTACTATGCTTATATAAATTTCTTTAAGCCTTACATCATTGGCTATAACATCAAGATTATTTAATTTATCAATTTGACTTTGTGCCATTCCATTAAGTGCTGCTCTAGCTTGTAAGTTTTTAAGTCTTATACTTAATTTACATTTAGCCCTTTCTTCTAATGCTCTATAGATTTCGTCCTTAGGTGTTTTGTAATCTTGTAACTTATAACAAATCTTTCCTATCAGCTTATTGGTTTCTTTTCTCCATTCTTCTTTTGGATTTATTGTTATTACATCCCTAATAGCTTGTACCTCTTCTTTGGTTTCTTTACCTTCCTTCTTAACTGTTTCTAACTGATATTTGACATCTTTCATTTCTTGTAAACTTTGTATAAGCACATCTTCTATGCATTTAGGTTTTTGCTTTTCTTTAATGTATTGCTCCATCTTATTAAATGCTTCAATATATTTAAATTTCCAACTATCAGCTTTGGCTCCTGTGAACCCCATAACTATAAACGTAAATCCATCTCTAGTTAATAAATATTCCTTGTAGTCATTGCCATTATGATTAAAAGTTGTCGGTATGAATAACTTTGAAATCTTAACCTCCGAATTTTCGGTAGTTAAACTTTCTATTTTATTATCAATAGCTTCAACTACATGAGAATGTCTTTTTTCAAAATCATTTGCAACTTTTCTGCTACTTACTACTGGTTGTCCATTTTCTACCTTTAAAACTACCTTTTCCATGCTCTTACCTCCTGTAAAATTTAAAGTTAATCACTTTACATCTGTACGTATTTAAAATGATTAATTTTTCTTTTCAATTTCTGATATTAAATACTCGAGTTCTTTAGTTGTCAACATTTCTGATATTACATCAGCTAACGCTTCTGAATACTTATCCTCCAAAATAGTCATATCACTCGGTAAAATTAAAGTTACTTCATTCATAATTAAACCCCTAAAAATATTATTAATTTATACTATGTCTATTAACAGCTTACAGTTACGCACTTTTTTTAGTTTTCTTCTTTACATTCTTCTTTTTTATTTTAAGAACCACTCTTTTCATGTATAACTCCCCTTTAAATTAAACTCTCAACCTTTTCTTCCAGTGCATTCGCAATTTTTGTTATTGTATCTATTCTTGGATTTTTAGCCTTACCGCTTATTATGTCATGTAAAGTCGAATACGCTACTTGACTTTTAATAGATAGTTTGTACAATGTTAATCCGCTCTCTTCTATCTTTTGTTTTAGCTTTTCTACATTCAATTCTCCCCCTCCTTATCGCTTTACCGATTATATTATTATGATATATCATTTTGCCGATATTTCAAAATTAACTTTGTTTCATTTAAATAAAATATCTTGTAAATGCTTCCAATTTCTTAAATTTTTTTAATTTTCCTTATCAGTTTACCGATATTTTCCTTTAACATATGTCGGTTTTTATAATATTTTTGTTCTTTACTAATTATCGGTTTAACGATATAATATAGATAAAGTTTTTTTATTATATGAGGTGACAATTATGGAAATATCTGAATTAGGATTAAATATAAAAAAGTTTAGAAAACAAAAAGGATGGTCATTAAGTAAATTAAAACAAGAAAGTGGTGTTGGGTATGCTACTTTACATGATATAGAAAATGGTAAAAGCAAAAAAATGAATTCAAAAAATCTTGAAAAAGTGGCAAAAGCTCTTAACGTAACTACTAATGAATTGTTAGGTATTGATATAGTAGAATATACAGTTACAGATTTAGAAGAAACTCTTAAAATTATTTTGCAATCAGATGAATTAGAAATAGATGGATTGACAGTTACTGAAAATGAAAAAGAAGAATTAAAAGATTTCTTTAGCTTGGCTGTAAATAGTATAAAAAGAAGGAGGAAAAAAGAATAAAATGGAAACAGTGGGGATATACTCTAGGAAGAGTAAATTTACTGGCAAAGGTGAAAGCATAGAAAATCAAGTTCAAATGTGTAAAGAATACATAAATCAAAGATTAGGTAAAAATATTAAAATTGTAATATATGAAGATGAGGGCTTTAGTGGAAGTACAACCGATAGACCTAAATTCAAAGAAATGATTAAAGATATAAAATTAAAAAAAATTAATATTCTTATATGTTATAGATTAGATAGAATCTCTCGTAATGTAGCTGATTTTTCTAATACTCTAGAAATTTTGCAAGAAAATAACTGCTCTTTTATCAGTATAAGAGAGCAGTTTGATACATCTACACCAATGGGGCGTGCTATGATTTATATAGCATCCGTATTTGCACAACTCGAGAGAGAAACTATAGCAGAGAGAGTTAAAGATAACATGCTTGAATTAGCTAAAACTGGGCGTTGGACTGGTGGAAAAATTCCTCTAGGTTTTATTTCTGAAAGAGTTAAATATACTGATGACGCTGGACTTCAAAGAGAATATTCAATTCTTAAAATAGATAAGGAAGAAATAAAATTCGTTGAATTCTTATATGAGAAATATTTGGAACTTGGTAGTTTACATAAGCTAGAAGTATATATAACACAAAATCAATTAAAATCAAGAAATGGTATTATGTTTGAAAAATCAAGTCTAAAATTAATACTACAGAATCCTATATATGTTAAGGCAAATTATGAAGTTATAACTTATTTAAAAGAAAATAACTGGATCGTATATGGTGAACCAGATAATAAGCACTCATTACTAAGTTATAATAAAACAGAACAATCTTTTAAAAATGGTAAGCATACTAAAGTAAAAAAATCAGAAAATGAAAGATTTGTAGCTATAAGTAATATTGAGGGGTTTATAGATCCAAATTTATGGCTACAGGTTCAAAGACAATTTGATAAAAATAGAAGTAAATTTCCTCGATTAGGGAAGACTCATAATGCTCTACTTGTTGGTAAACTAATATGTGGTCAATGTAAGGAATATATGTTAGTACAACATGGGAGGGTTTCAAAAACCACAGGGAAAAAATTATTTTATTACACCTGCTCTTTGAAACGAAAATCTCATAAAAAATTATGTGACAATAATAACGCTAAAGCAGATTATGTAGAAAACCTAGTAATTAATAGCTTAAAATTATTATCTAAATCAAAAAAGAAATTTATAAATCAATTAAAAATTTCATATAAAAATAAATTAAAATCTACTAAAGCCTCAATTGAAAAACTCTCTTTAGAAAAATCTTTAAGTGAAAAGAAAAATCAAATAGATAACTTAGTTTTAGCATTATCTAAAAGTAGTGAAATAGAAGATATACTTCTAGGAAAAATTAAATCCTTAAAAAATGATTGTATTCAAATTGAAAATAAAATTAAATATATAAATAGCTCTGCAGAAGAACAGAAATTAAATAATATAAATTTAGATTTAATCGATTCTATTATAGATGAATGTTCAATAATAGATAAGCTAACTAGGGATAAACAAAAAAGGATAATAGATACTTTAATAGATACAATTTACTGGTATGGATCTGGCAATGGCAAAGGGAAAATTAAAATTAAATTTATAGGTGCTGATGAAGATACTAAAGAAATTGTGTTATCTGAAGAAGAACTGCAACCAAAAATGTTGCAGTTCTATTCACATAGCACATGCAAAATTAATGACTTCTTATTATCCTTTAGAAAAACTAAGAAAAATAAAGGGATTAGAAAATGTAAAATATATAGATCCTTATGCAGGTGGAAAAGGAAATTCTATAAGATATTTGTCTGTAGCTCCAAGAACGGATGA